ACAAGAGGTCAATCAGGAACACAAGACGCAACACATACAGCTGGAGCTATTGTTCAACAAGCCGATACTTTTATTGGATGGGGTAATGCGGCTACATCATTAACAGACGGCCAACAATTACGATTATGGGGTAAAGATAATTTTGGTGAAGATTTAGTATTTAATGTTAATAATGGCGGTGTTTATTATTGGGATAAATCAGGTGGAGTTTCTGCCCCGGCAGTTGCTTTATCTGCTAAAGCCGGAGCGGATGGATTTGCACCAACAGTAGCGACACAAGTTCTGGTTAGTGAACTTGGTAAACATGTTATTTGCTTAGGAGCTAATGAACAAGGATCTAGCACACAAGATCCTATGCTTATTCGTTGGTCTGACACAGAAAATCCAAATATCTGGCAAGTATTAAATGAAAACAATGCTGGTGATTATCGACTATCATCTGGTAGTAAAATTATTGGAGGGATTAAAACAAGACAAGAAATATTAATTTGGACCGACACAGCTTTATATGCCATGACTTATTCTGGTACAAATTTTGTTTTTAATTTTAGTTTGATGGATGAAGGCACTTCTATCTTATCACCTAATGCAGCTATCAATGCTAATAATGGTATCTTTTTTGCTGATAGTGAAAACTTTTATGTGTATACCGGTTCAGTTCAAACCTTGCCATGTAGTGTAAGAAATTATGTATTTAACGATATTAATATGTCACAACGCTACAAAGTTTTTGCTGCTAGAAATGAAAACTTTAATGAAGTGTCTTGGTTTTATCCAAGTGCTGATTCTACCGAAGTAAATAGATATGTAACTTATAATTATGTAGAAAGAACTTGGGCTGTAGGCACAATGGATAGAACAGCTTGGGATGATGTAGGAACTTCTGTTACTAATCCTATAGCAGCCGGCACCAATAATTATATATATAACCAAGAAACTGGAGATGATGACGATGGATCTGCAATGACGGCTTATATTGAGTCAAGTGATATTGATATTGGAGCCGGTAATCAAATGATGTTTATCAGGCGTATATTGCCAGATATTTATTTTTATGGAACATCAGCTTCACAAGACATGAATATAATTGTAAAGGTTAGAGATTATTCATCTAGTTTGAATCCTCCAACAACAGATCAAACATTTACATTTCAAACCGGAGCGAGTAACAGCGGATCTACGGGATCACAACAATTATATTCTCGCATCAGAAGTAGACAAGCTGCTTTTCGTTTTGAAAGCACTACTACAGGCCAACAATGGAGATTGGGAGGAGTAAGATTAGATATGAAACCGGATGGTAGAAGATGAGCAGAACACCTGAACAAGTATTAACAAAAACAACTTTACCGTTACCGGAGAGCGAGTATCAAGAATCCTATTTTAGAAGGTTAGTAGGTGATATTCAAAGGATATTTACCAGCTTACAAACACCAGAGGAAACTAGAGAAGAGTCTGAGACTTTTTCTTGGTTTATAAGTTAATGGCAAGAGCCTATTTAAATATTGTGAAAAATGGTTTATCATCGGGCGATAATACAATTTATACTTGCCCACAAGGTGGACAAGCTATAGTTAAAGTTGTAAATATATATAATACCTCTGGAGGAGCTGTAACAGTTTCTACAAAAGTATTAGATAGTTCCTCAACCACTACAGGTGTATGGAACGAAACATCAGTGTCTGCAAGCACACAAGAACGAGTCCTTCAAAACGGAGAAGTTATAATTTTGGAGTCAAGTGACGTATTGAAAATAAACGCTGGGACAGGAACAGCAATAGATTCAATAGTTTCTTTACTTCAAATAACATGAGGACAATATGGCGTGGTATGATTTTATTCTAGATACTGGTAAACAATTTTTTAAACCGCAAAACTTACTTAACTCTTTAGGCACCGCAGGTATTATGCAATTGTTTGGTGGTGATAGTGATGATTTTAAAAGAAATTTCTTATTAAGTAATTTATCACGATCTATGAATCCTTTATCATTAAGCGCTAAAGATAAGCAAAAAGCTTTTGCAAAATTAAGTCCTAAAGAAAAACAAGAATATACAAATTTAGCTCGTTCTGGAACTTTAAAAAAAGAAGACTTTCAGACTTTTAAAGATTTAGGTGTTATTAAGCCTGGAGCATTTAATACTTACGAAGATTATTTACAATACTTTCAATCGAAACAAGCTCCTTCAGCGGGACAAGATTTACCTGATTTTACTCCAACAGGAGAACCTAAATTAATGTATACATCTATGGGTGGTGGATCTAATCAACCTTCCCAACAAATAAGTACAACTTCTTATAAAGGTTTTAGCGATCCAGCTGGTATATTGAGTTTACCTCAATCTCAAAAAACAAGTCGCGGTGGCGCACCAAATTATGAAATAACAGAAGGTCCGGGAGGAACACAACGGTATTACGATCCAAAGAGCGGAAAAGAATTTATTCTTGGTGGTGATGGAAAAGTAAGTATGATAAGTCAAGGCAGTCCTCAAGCCCCCGGCTTTGGACAAGGAGGATTTAATTTTAATCAAGGTATTGGTGGATTGAATCAAGGATTTTTTGGACCACATCTTCAAAACTTTGATCAGATTATGATGAATAAACTTTTATTAGAGGCTATTAATCCTGATTATTACAAGAAAAGAGATTTTGCAGCGGAGGCTGAAGAAAGAGATAAGAGATTAAGAAGAGAATTTAGAGCAGAAAGTTTAGATCCAATGATGTCAGGTTTTGCACGCAACATGCGTCCACGAGGATATAGCTCTGGTGGTATCACTGATTTAACAGACGGTGGAGAATCGGCTGGCCCCGGAACAGGAACTTCGGATTCTATCCCGGCTTTATTATCTGATGGAGAATTTGTTATGACAGCTGAGGCGGTAAGAAATATGGGTAATGGTTCACGAGAAAAAGGAACTCGTAAAATGTATGATTTAATGAATAGTTTAGAAAGAAAAGCATAATGGCTGAAGTAGGACAATCACAACAAACATATATGGATCCTGTAAAAAGGGAATTACTTAATTTCTTAGTGCAACAGTCTATGGGTTTAATTAGCGGAATGCAACCTAAGTTAGACGATCAAGGGAATATTATTTATGGTACGCGAAAAGATTCTTTAGGAAATCCTTTACCAGAAATGGAATATGTAGGAAGACCTTTTTCACAAGATGCCGTTACTAAACAAGTTGCACCCTTAACTGGATTAGAAACCTCCGCTTACCAAGCTGCTGGCGCTGGAGTCGGTCAATTTCTTCCTTACTTACAAGATGCAAGAAGACTGTATGGCGAGGCGGGAGCGCTAGAAAGAGAGCGAGTACCATTTGTTACAGAAGGTATATTAGGTACCCGTAAAGGAATGGATTTAGTCGAAAGCGCATTACCTTACTATCAAGGAATTGCTGACGAAAATAGATTTACAGAACAAGTTGCTGATAGATTAACAAAGAGATTAGAAGATAATGAAGCTAGACAATTAAGTAATTTAGCACGAAGTGCTGGTGGATCTGGAGCTTTAGGCGGAAGTCGTTACGGAATAGAAAGAGCTAATATACAAGAAGGAACTCAAGAAGCTTTAGCTGATAGTTTAGCAAACTTGTATAACACAAATTTTCAAAATCAAAGACAAGCTGAACAAGTTGCGGCCCAAGGCATAAGTAGTTTAGGCAGCACATATGGAACTATGGCAAGAGCTGTTCCCTCTGTTGCTCAAGGATATGGATCTGTAGCAACTGGACTTGGATCTTTAGCTGGTAACTTTGCTCAATTAGGTCAAACAGGACAACAAATGTATGGACAAGATTTAAATACAGCTAGAACATATGGGCAATCATTAAGAGATTATAACCAAAGTTTATTAGACACACGACAATCTAATTTATATGCTGAACAATCTTTACCGTTCCAGTTATTAGGTTATATGTCAGGTGTTACAGGAAGTTTACCAAATAATCCTTACACTATATCAACTCCATTACCCAACCAAGGCGATAGCTATGGAATGGCATCCGGTATAGCTGGCGTAGGTCCGTTTAGTGGAGGGAGTGTATAATGCATAAACCTTGGCATCAAAGATCTATGATGAAATATAATGTTGGTGGATCCGTACCAAGAGTTCCGGGTGGCCGAAGAGTTATGTTACCGGGAACTATAGAAACAGAAGAAGTTATTACTTTTGATGATCAAGGGCGTCCAAGATTTTTAGTTGAAAGTAGAAGAGGTGGTCATGCTGGTAGGAGAAAAGAGCTTGCTAATAGAAAACTGATAGAAGGTATTCTTTCTAATCTTCCTACTATAACTAGGGAAGCACCAAATCCTAGAGGTCAATCAATAACAAAAAGAGATTATCGACCATTAGGAATTTTAGGTCTTAATGTTAGCGAAGGATTGTTTGATACTCAAAAAAGAGATAGAGCTATTGCTCAATATCTTCAAGCAAACCCTGATCGATACACTACAATTATGGAAAGATTTGACGGAGATATAAATAAACTGTCAGAATATCTTTCATCTGATGAAGTTACAGAAGAAGACATTGAATTATTTAATCCTGAACTTACCGAAAATCTTGAGATAGCAAGTGGCACTACTGAAAACCCAGATGAGAGTGGTGCAACAACAGTTAGCACTGAAGAAGAACAAACAGACGAAAATACAGAACCAACTCCAGAAGAGCCAAAAGAAGAAACAGTGGAAGATTTTGTGAATCGCATAAGTACAGAATCTTTTATTGAGAGAAGTCCAGAATACAGACCGGAGGCAATACGAGCTGGTAATGTAGCTCAAATGTATGGTGAAATTGCTCCAGGTCAGGTAGGTGGTTTTGGTCCGGGACTGTCCCGCGGAGCGCGGACAGCGGAGCTGCGCCAGCAAGGTATTGAAGATAAAGAAAGAGAATACGAAAAAGAAAGAGCAATAGAGATGGCTAAGTTAGCTGCTGAACCTAAATATGGAAAGTTAGTTGATTTTAAATTAGGTCCTCTAGGAGACAGTAATTTAGTATTACAAAAATATGTAAGTAAAACCCCTGGATCAAGAGAGTCTTTAGCAGCAGAAGGATCCGCTGCTATGGTGGTTAATGAAGTTTATAATGGCATAAAAAATATTAATGCTGGTTTATCTAAAATTAATTGGTTAAAGCAAAATGCTGACGGCGCAACTGGTGGGCCGGCTGCCCTTAAATCTTTTGCCGAAAAAGCAGCGCAAGCTTTAGGAATTTCATTACCTGCGGGACAATACACTACTCAAAAAGCTGTCGTTGATTTTCTTCAATTAGAATATGCTAAACAATTATTGGGAGAAGGCGGTAAAACAATATCTAATGAAGAAAGGCAAATGGTTAAAGACGCTTTAGGCCAACCAGGAGTATTTAATACAGTATCTGAGATGTTAGTAAAACTAGGAGAAGTGGAAGACAGACTAACTCGTAATTTAAAAGAGCATGAAAGATTTATAAATAATGCAGCAGCCGAACATCCATCTATCAATGATGCACTAATTACTTATCAAGAAAATATAGGTGTTAGACCATCTTCTCAAAAACCAGTAGACGAAATGTCCGAAGAAGAAATTGATGCTGAGCTAAAAGGTTAATTATGGCTGATACCTTAGAATTAAAAAGAAAAAGATTAATGTTAAAAAGACAGCGAGAGTCTAATAGCGGTAATCCCAATGTTGAATCTTTTTTTAAATCAGCTCAAGTATCAGACATTCCTCAAACACAAGGAACAGATCCATCTCAATATGTAGATCCAAATATTGCACGTTCTTCTGAAAGAGAAAAATATGACACTGATGTTGATTATTCAAGTGGAATAAAAAATCAAGGATTTCGCTTACGATTTTCTAATTTAAATACCGACAAAGAAAGAGCTTTATTATTAAACAAAGAATTAGGCCCTCAAAAAGAATTTTGGGATGTAGATAGATCGGGAAGATTTATTCTTACCACTGCCGGGAGACAAAAATTAGGTGATGAAGGAGAAGGTAAAATAGCTATTGATGAGGAGGGATTGAGCTGGAGTGATGTTACAGATTTTGTTGGTCAAGCTGGTCTTCCCATTTTAGGTTCTATTTTAGGAACAGTAGGAGCTGTCATAGCTGCACCTGTTGCCGCTCCATTGCTAGCGGCAAGTGCGGGAGCGGGGCTAGGAGCTGGTTTGTTTTCTTTTGCAGATGAAATACAACAAAAAGCACGAGGTGTAGCAGATGAAGATTTTAATGAATATGGAAAAAGAGCGGCAATAGAATCAGCTTTAGGTGCTGGCGGTGAACTAGTTGGCGGTGTTCTTTTTAATACTATTAGAAGATTAGTTAAAAAGAGTGGCGGAACCGGAACCGGTCTTGTTAAAGATGTATTTTTAGGTAAAGGTGCTACAGAAGAAGGAATTGAAAGAGCAGCTCAATTAAGAAGTTTAGTTGATGAAGGATATACACCTGATATTACAGCCGAAGGATTAAGCAACAGACCTATTATGGGCATTAATGTAAGAATAGCTGAAACACTTTTCCCCGGTAGAATAGAAGAAAATGCTCAAGTTTTAAGAAAAAGAATAGCCGATCAATTATTTGATGGAAGAGAAGATTTTTTAGATATTAAAGCTTTAGAAGAAATGGTAGAGCAATTTGAAAAAGGAAAATTAAGAATTGGAAGTGAAACAGTAGAACTAGCAGAACAAGATATTAAAAATTATCTTACTTCAGCTTATGATAATATTTTACAAAAGGTGGAAACAGAAGGATTTGATCCAGCTCAAGCAGCTAAACAATTAAGTGAAGTGCAACAAGCTTTTCATAAAACAATGGATGATACATTTTTAGCTATCGACATAGATATGGGAATGGCAAATAGTAAGTTACTTGAAATTGAGGATTTAGGAAAAACTTTAGAAGAATTTGATGATACTATAGTTTTAAAAACACAAACTCCATTAGATGGAGGTGGGCCTGTTGGTCCCGCTTTTATAGCACCAACAAATTTTAAAAATATGTTAAATGCTACTTTGGAACAATCGGGAGGAGATCCAAACATAATATCTAACACAATCATTAAAAAGATTTTAGAACCAGATCCTGAAAAAGGAGGTCTTTCTCATTTAACTTTAAGACAAGTAAATTCGATAAGAAAATATATAAATGGTTATGATGCAGAAAAAGCTATTGGTGGAGATGCTTCAACATTTGGATTAGGAAAATTAAGAGAGGCTTTAGATGATGATATTGCTCTTGCAGCTAATAAAATAAGAGATGTTAATACATCTTTAAAAGGTAAAGCTAAACTTAATAACGATGAAAAACTTTTAAGCGATGCTTTTAAACAAATGGAAAAAAGCGTAAATGATTTAGAAAAAGCTCAATTAAATTATGCAGACTTCATGACGCATCAGGATGACGCATCCATTAGGGCTATGGTTCGTAGTGTAGTAAATGGTGAAAGTGCGACCGGAGATTATATAAATACCTTATTAAATGATCCTAATGCAATGGCTAAATTTTTAAGTGGAATAAGAAAAGCAAAATCAAGTGAAGGATTTAAAGGTGTCCAAGGTAATTTAGCTGAACCACCAACATTTACAAGAGGAGAACAAGCAACTTTAGAAAGCTTTGCTACTAGATCCGGAAAAACTTTAGAAGAAGTAGTAGATGATGTTACTCAAAAAATGGAAACTCCTGGCGCTCTTAAGACACAAGATGAAATAACAATAAAAAACATTATAGAAAGAAGTAATACACGAAAACAAAACTTTGAAGAGTTTGGTAGATCTATGACAGATACATTACCAGCTTTAGAAGATAAAAGTATTGAAATATTACAAAAGAAATTTTTTCAGAACGCAATTAAAAAAGCAACTGTTGATGGTAAATTTGATGTAAGAAAATTTGGACAATACATAGATAGTTTTAATGCTAAACCTAGAGTTGCAAAAGGATCTGAACCGGGAACAGCCGGAGCGGGATTTATAGATAAATCTTTTGAAAATAAAACTTTTTTTGAAATGCTTTTTCCTGATGGAAAAGGTATGGAGATGATAGAAAGTATTCAAAAATTAAATAGAAATATTGCTGACGGAGAAATCGATAATTTTACATTTATAGCTGATGATCTTCTTTTAGATAGCACAGCCCCTAACGCAGGTGGTGTTCAAATAGATGAATTAATTAGTAGGTTAAAAGAAGGAAAAGAATTATCAGAAACTTTAGTTGGGCCTCAATCTGCAAAAATGACAGATCTTGCAGAAAACCAAACAGGAGGTCAAGCGCTACGTTATATTGCGGGGAGAAGTCCCGGCGAACAAGTGCAATATTTTAGAGCAGCTGATAAACATATAAAAAAATTAAGAGAGGCTGGGAAAAATAATTTAGCTGATGAATATGATGCATTTAGAACTAATGCAAGAGATTTATTATTAGCACGCTTAATTGATAAAGGATCTGGAAATGCTACCGATGATGTATTTAATGCTTTAGATCCTAGAAAATTAGGAAGAATATTGTCGGGTGATGGAAAAATAGCTGGATATACAGATTCCGAATTAGATGAAATTTTTGGTGCAGGTATGGATTTCACTAATAAAAAAATATTTGGTAAACAACCTAAAAGTTTTAGAGAGGCAATTGATTTAATAAGAGAAGAAGCTGAATTAGTTTCTTCATTAGGAGGGGCAAAAAAACAACGGGGCGTAGGACTACAAGCAGCTACAGCATCTACTAATGTTGCTGGTGGTTTTTTAGGAGGAAACAGAAGACAAGCATGGAACGGTTTAACAAAAATAGGAAGAGCATTGGTAATGGCTCGTACAATTCAATCGCCAGCCTACATGAGATGGGCGCTTACTCCTCCTAAAACTTTAGCACAAATGAAAAAAGCTAGAGTAGCTTTACGCGATGCTTTTATCCAAAGTTTAAATAGAGTTGTAGGATCTGGAAGTAAAGCTGCTGTTGGTGAAGTTAATGAATTAATTCAAGAAGAGGTAAAACCTCGTGTAGAAGAAGTGACAGAAAGAGTAACTGAATCTGTAAGACCAGAAACACAAGGTGGTCCAGAAGTAGAAAGAGATGAAAGAGCTGTAGAAATACAAACTCCTCGAATGCCTATACCTTCTCCTCAAGAAATATCTTTACGCGGTCCAGCAATGGATTTATCTTCAGGTAATATAGAACGAGATATTGCACTTGGGGCTGCGGGAACGAATCCGACAACACAAGCACTATTAAGAGCAAGAGGTAGAGCATAATGGCAGAAAATAAAACAGGAATAGGTGGATTATATTCAAGCGGTTATGGCCCCTACATGACACGAACAGACGCTCAATTTGTTAGAAGACCGGCTCAGAATTTTATGACTGGTCAAAATCTTCAGAACCCTCCATTGGACATTTTTGATGTTACGATGAATCCCGATCAATTCTTTGGCGGTTCAGGAACTGGAACATTTAATCAACAATTTGAAGGAAGCGTACGACGTCCCGGATTAGGATCAGGTAATCCTAATTTAGGAGATCCAACCTTTGGTGGTGGGACCGTCCCAGGTGGCGGGGGTGCCGGGAACACCGGCGGGGGAGGATCTGGAGGTTCCGGAGGAGGTTCTGGAGGCGGCGGAGGTGACGGCGGCGTCATCATAGGTCCCGGACCAGGCGGAGGTGGTGGTGTTGATTTAGAATTACCCGTAGTTAAAGGGCCTGGGACTGGTGAACAAATATTAGGACTGTTAATTGGGGCTGGTGTTACAGCTGGAATGAATAAAATTATTGAAAAATTATCAAACGGAGCAGATCCAGAAGATTTAACAATTGAAGAACAAACAAAAATTAACGAAGCTTTAAATCAAACTGGCTATGAGATGAGTGATAAATTAACAGACGTCATTGATAGTAAAGTAAATCCTATTATTGAAAATAATATTGAAACTAAATTTGAGGAAGATTTGTATGATAATTTAGATCCCGATGAAGGTCTTGTTACGGATGTAGATGGCAATGTTATTGGCGCTTCAGATTTTACTGATTTAGATAATCTTATTGGTGGTGGAAATATATTTACTGATGGCAAAAGTCGAGTAACAGTTGACGAAGATGTAGCGGGAACTGATAAAGTAAAAAAATTACAAGAGTTAAGGGATGCTGGTTTTGATGCTAGTACATCTTTGGATATTCTTGATAGCCTAGCTTTAGGAAGTCTTACTTTAGATGATTATAATTCTTTAGTTGATGTTACTGGAGCTACTACCGAAACAGGATCAACTTCTAACGAAACTACTTTTGAAGGAAAACGATCCTCTAATGAAATAGATTTAGATTCTTCAAATTATGGCATGGATGAATTTGGTAATTTTTATGATAACGCTGGAAATTTAGTTACGGGTGTTACTTCATCTTTATTAAGTAACGCTGCTAATGTAGGTAATGTGGGAACTGGTATTACTCAATTAGTATCATCAGATGGTCTTTCCTCTACTTTTGCTGGTCTAAAAGGTGGTGTTCCTTTAGGTAATCAACCAGGAGCAACTATATTCGATTTTGGTTCAGCATTAGATAATGCAGAATATGTAATGGGAGGATTTCAAGAATCTACTATAGGTTTGTTAGGTCCTGATAAATACGCTTGGAGTTATGATTTAGATAGATATGTAACTGAAGATGAATTTATTAAGATGGGCGGAAAAGAAGCGCAAGAAATTATAGCTAGTGATTTACCGGAAGAGGCAGCGGCAGAAAGCGGAGGTATATTTGATTTCCTAAGCAAAGGTGGCGGAGATGTAGCTGGTTATAAAGGCGGCCTAAATGTTGGAGAAGGAATATCTGTTGCTTTATCAGCATTACAATTAGGCAATGCTATTAAAGAAGGAAGCGCTTCTGGCATGGCATCTGGAACTATGGGCATTATAACAACACTTGCAGGTGTTGGAGGATTACCGGGAATAGCAATAGGTATGGCTCCAGCGCTTATGCAAATGGCACTTGGAGGGCCAGAACCTTATACAGTTGGAACTGAAGCTACCGTAAGAGATGATGGATATGTAGATATTAAACCTGTATATGACGGAGGTCGTGAAATTGATACAGTAAAAACATTGGTGGGATCCGCTGACAAAGTAAATAGTATTATCTTTCAAGCTAAATTAGAGGGAATAGATGTTGGTATAAATGATGAAGGAGCAAAAGCTATTTCTGATGCTACTACATTTACAAGTATGCCAGGAGGAAAAGAGAAAAGTGGTGTTGGATATGTCGGCCAACAAATTGAAGAGTTAGGCGGTTCAGATGCTGTTGCTACAAACGCTCTTATGAAAGCTATTGAAGTTGGTGGAGTAACTGGAGATGTTGAGGCTTTTGCAGAAATAGTAAATAGAGAAAAACCTGATGCATTTGATGAAGGCGGATGGGGTAAATTAAATAACCAAATAGATCTTATTAATAATGCTGTCGATAGTGGATTAATTCCAGACGCTACAAGAAATTATGGAAAACCAGATAATGTAGTTGGATATAGAAATCCGGATCTCAATAATATATGGGATGACGCTGGCACTCCAGATGATTTTAGTGATGATGAATTAATATTTGCTGCACCATTCTCAAGCCAAGCATTATCTCAAGCACCTGGACTTCAAAACATTAGTTTAGGAAGTGACGAAGAAGTTGATAAATTTAATGCAATGATTGAAGCTAACAGAAAAGCTGATGATATTACTGAAGTTATAGCAAACTTACAAGGTGCTGGTTATGATGGCTTTGCCGATTACTTTGTTGATGAACTAGATAAAAGAAACGAAGGATCTATTTAAGACGGCGTAGATAAACCTATTGATTCAATACCACTAACAGAAACATCTTCATCTTTACCAAATTCATTATTCCATTGAAATCTAATTAATTGATTTAAAACAGATATTTGTGTCTTACCTGAATGCTTGGCCATAATTCTTAAACGAGCTAGATCCTCTGTATATATTCTAGCTGTTGAATAGCTTTTTTCTTTTTTGTTTTCTGCCATGTTACTCTCCTTAAAAACAGTTTACATTATATATATATTGTATCAGTTTACAAGATTACAAAAAAAATATTTTTTTTTACTTGTATTACAAATGTAAACGATATATAAAAATCAAAACGGTGAAAAAAATCGCCAACTTATTAACTACTTATAAAGGATTAAAAAATGCAAAAAAAAACATGCAACAAGTTTAGTAAACTTAAAATTAACGAATTGTCAGAACAAGAGGTTGTAGAAAATCTTTTCCTTCTTACTCAACAACAAAGAGAAGATAGAAATACTGCCTCTAAACTCAGGAGTGCCTTACATAGATATGATGGGCAACGCTTGATGGCACGGCTGCAAGACGATGGAGTGGATACCGGAACGAGAACCTTCGATCACGTTGATGGTTTCAAAGTTGAAGCCTCACTCACTCCAAAAGTACAATGGGATCAAGAACTGCTTTCTAAAGCATTTGATGATCTACAGCAGAAACACGGAAGTGATGCTGCTAAACATTACGCTGATGTAAAATTAAGTGTGAGCGAACGCAAATATAAAAACGCTCCTCCTGAGATTAAAAATATACTTCAAAAAGCACGAACAGTTGTAGTGCCTGATGAAGCGTCTTTTAAAATCACTGAAAACAAGGGAGAATAACATGGAAATAATTTCAGCTAATGAAAGATTAAATGCCGATTATGGTGCAAAAGTAATGTTACTTGGCGAGCCGGGCATTGGTAAAACAACACAGCTATTATCATTAAATCAAGAAAGAACATTGTTCTTAAATATTGAATCTGGTGATCTATCTGTTCGTAATTTTAAAGGTAAAACTTTAGAGCCAAGAGATTGGGAAGACTGTAAAGATATTGCAGTTTTATTAGGCGGACCGGATCCAGCTGTGACAGTATCAACCGGGAGTTACAGTCAAGAACATTATGATAGAGTGGCTGCGAAATATCCAGATTTTGCAAAAGAAATAAAGGATGGTAATTTATATGATACTTTATTTGTAGACTCTATAAGTGTGGCATCTCGTTTATGTTATAAATGGGCAGAACAACAACCTGACGCTCAAACAAAAGGTGGCACTATAAACACAATGAAAGTTTATGGACAACTTAGAGTTGAGTTAGTGAGTTGGGCTACTCATTTACAACATATAAGAAACAAGAATGTAATCTTTGTAGGCATTCTTGATAAGAAAAAAGATGAGGCGGACAGAGACTATTATGAAATACAATTAGATGGTACTGCGCGTAACATCATTCCGGGTATTGTTGATGAACAATTATGTTACATCACGATACCTGATCCTAATCAAGATCCAAATCAACCTAAACAAATGATAAGAAAATTTGTCTGTAACAGAGACAACATTTGGGATCTACCAGCTAAAGATCGTTCTGGTAAATTAGAGCTTTTAGAAGAGGCTCACTTAGGCAATGTATTAGTAAAAATAACAGATAATAAACAATATACAAATCAGGAGAGATAATATGAATATGAATTTAACACAAGTAAACACTGAATCAACTTCAGCATCAACAGAAAGGACTTTAATAGCCGATAAGACTATTGTTCCGGTAAAATTAACATTACAAGATCCAAGTAAAAATGTTGATGAAGCGGGTATGCCTAGGAAACCTGAGCAAATTGTTCCGAACAATCCTTATGAACATTATTCCTCTCAACAAACAGGTGATAACAGAACTCGATATTTAAGAGTGAGATTTGATGTTATTGCCGGGCCAAATGAAGGATCTAGTTTTTGGCAAAACTTTACTGTCTTTCATGCTGATCCTAATAACATAAGTTTAGATATAACAAGAGAAAATTTAAGAGCTTTTGTGTGTTCTAATTATAATATTTCTTGGAAAGATGATTCACCTGAAGCGGGTAAATTATTTAATCAAGTGGGTAATGGATGGGATTTTTTAAACGGACTTCATGCTGTTGTTAAAGTAAAATTACAGCCGGGAAATTTAAAGAATGATGGATCTGGTGATAAGTGGCCTGATAGTAATGAGATATCTTACATACATGCTTTAGATAGAGGTACAGATATTTATTATCAATATGCTCAAGCTTTTGGTGTCATGCAAGGTCAAGCTGCTCCGACATCTCAACCAGCACAACCGCCTGTTCAAGAGCAAGTAACACAAAATGTTCCTCCAGCTCAACCAGCTCAACCAGCTCAACCAACATCAAATAAACCTGATTGGTGGAAACCACAGGATTAATGATGGAATTAAGTAAGAGCATACTTACCAAGATGGGTACTGCCATTAAACTCATGGAAGAACTTCATAATGAAATACTTGAGTTTCATGAGATCAACCCTCATCTTTTTAAAGAAAGTCGAGGAAGAAAAAAATTTAGTGACAAAGCTGAAACAATTTTAAAGTTAAAATCTGAAGGTTTATCAAATGTTCAGATTGGTAAAAAAGTAAATTGTTCAAATCAATATGTATCTCAAGTCATCCGCAGATCTGCGAATGGCGCAAAGTAAGTATCGCAAGAACTCTAAGGGGGGCGCTCCAGGTTATGTTGACACCCTTAACATTAAAGCCTCCCTTAGAAACCTAAATATAACAAGCACGGGGTTAAAGAGTTGTTCTTCGTGTCATAACATAGGACATCATGGTTTTGGCAAATCAGATGTTTTTAACAAAGATATGAAATGGTTTTGTTGTCCTATGTGTCTAGCAAAAGAAGGAGTAAAAATGAAATATGATTGGAGGGATAGGCAACCTGATTTCGCCACAGTTGATATGGGCCATTTACCAGATGCATTAAAAGAATGCTTGCCTCAGGTTTTTAAATTTTTAGAAGAAAAAAATTTGTTAAACAAAACATTACATGAATTTAGTAGAGAAGAAATATTTGATTTAATTTATAATTTACACATGATTTTTAAATCTATAGAGCCGGAGGCTTTTATGATTTTTCATAGAGAAGTTATTGATGATTGGTTTTATAAAAAATATGAAAAACCTTTTACCAAAGAAGAAGAAGAAAAAATTGATGATGAAGAAATTGATGATCCAATACCATTTTAGGAGCTTTAAATGTGGAATCTTTCAACCGTCCCAAATGAGGGAGATGTTTCTGATCGTATTAACCCCTATGTTAATCACGCATTAGAATTAAAAAACAAAGACGAACCGATCCGAGGGTACATAGGTGGTTCTAATATAGGAACAGCATGTACACGAAAATTACAATATCATCTTGAAGGACAACCAAGAGATGAGAATAACCCTTTAAAAGGCGATACATTACGAATTTTTCAAGCCGGGCATACTTATGAAGAAATGCTTACCTTGTGGTTAAGAAACGGCGGCTTTGATTTAAGAACACATGATAGAAAAGGCAGACAATTTTCTTTTGAAACTGCTGGAGGAAATATAAAAGGTCATGTCGATGGCATTGTTGCGGGCGGACCTTTAGGAATTAAATATCCCATGTTATGGGAGTGTAAAAGTGCTAACGATAAAAATTTTAAATCGTTTCAACGCAAAGGTGTAGCACGACATAATGTTTTATATCATTCACAAATTGTTGTTTATCAATACTATATGAACTTGATGGAACACCCGGCATTGTTTTCCGTAGTAAATAAAAACACGCAAGAATTATATCATGAGTTAGTTCCTTTTGATTCTCAACTTGCGCAAGAATGTATTGATAAGGCTGTATTAGTAATAAAAGCGACAAAAGCAAAAGAGAGGCTTCCCCGCATTGCATTTGAGAGGGATCACTTTTCTTGTAGGTTTTGTGATTTTCAAACGCATTGTTGGGAGACGGAAAGTGAACTTTGATTTACGATATGTAAAGACTACTGCTGAAGCATCGCCTCAACAAGACTTTAATTTAGAGAAATTTAAATCCGATTGTCAGTCGAGATTACCCCACATACTTCAACATCTTTTACCTAATGGTAAAATTAGGGGAGATGAATTTGTGTGTGGGGATTTACATGGTGGCCCCGGAGATTCTTGTTCGTTTAGTTTAAATAAAAACACGCCTGGATTAGGCGGAGAGTTTAACGGCGGCAAAATGTTCGGAGACTTCATAGATCTATGGCAATATGTAAAAAATTGTGATTTTCAAGATGCCGTAAAAGATATTGGAGAATACATAAGTGTACCGACATCGCGTAAGCCGGTGCAAAGCGTGGCGCCAGCCACGCGCGAGGTCGTGAGTTCTAAAAAGCATATATATAAAGATGAGAATAATGAGGTCATCTGTTATGTAATGCGAAAAGAATTTAAGGGTGGAGATAAGACATTTTATCCTGTGCTTCCCTCGGGAGAGAAAAAGTTCCCACAAGTTCGTCCATTATATAATCGCGAGAACATTGCAACATGTTCTAATGAAGATATGATTGTATTAGTGGAGGGAGAAAAGTGTGTGGACGCTCTTAGGGAAGTTGGTATTACAGCTACTACAGCTATGGCTGGATCGAATGCACCTGTTTCCAAGACCGATTGGTCCCCCTTAGATGGGCGTAATGTTGTTATATGGCCAGACAATGATGAGTCTGGTTTGAAATATAGCACTGCCGCAGCATCGCATCTTTTAACTTTGTGTAATACTGTTCGGGTTTTACAACCGGAACAAGGAAAGCCAAAAGGATGGGACGCAGCAGACGCTATCGCTGAAGGATTCGATATTGAGTCCTTTCTTTATAAGAAAGATACCGATGTAAAGATTATCAATCTTCTCGATGATAGTCTATCTGTTTCTCAATATAAGGAAGGTCAAGCTCCTCAATTTGAATACCTTCTGGATAACACATTACCCCGAGGTGTCGCTGGCGTCATCGCTGCCGCCGGCGATACCGGTAAAGGTATGTTAACTTTAGATCTAGGGTTAAAACTTGCTTATGGTAAAGTTGGATATGATACAGCTTTCGATGCAACGCTGAGACAAAATGGATCTGTGGTTATGTTAACGGCTGAGGATGAAGCTGCGGAGATCCATAGAAGAATAGAGGGTGTTGATTTTGACGGCAGACGATTTTCTGAAACGGGATATGATTTAAAAATATTACCCTTTCCTAACTATGGTGGAGTAAGACCAATTATTATTCCAACACGAAAAGGATTTGAAGCCACGGAAGAGTGGGAAGAGATTATAGCACAAATAAAGAAGATTGACGATTTAGTTCTTGTAGTCATAGATCCATTAGCATCATTTGTATATGTCGATATTAATGCGGATCCAGCAGCCGGGGCATTTGTTACCGGACACTTCGCAAGACTTGCAGCCGAAACGAACGCCACATGGCTCTTGGTGCATCATATGGCAAAAATGGATATGAAGAACCCGGTAACAACACCTGAGCATGCACGAAACTTAATTCGTGGTACTTCAGCTATTGTAGATGGTCTTCGATTTGCATTTGCATTATGGACTCCACCAGAAAGTGAAATGAAACATTTATGTAAAATGCTCCGGATAGATTTTAAAAGAAATAAAATTGTTAATGGTGCTGTTGTGAAGAGTAATGGACCAGCCGATAGAGAGATCCGAACATTTGTCAGAAACTCGCATAGCGGATTACTTGAAGGGCGTAGTTCAGATCTTCAACTTGCACGTCGTGGTAGAGATTATGAATTAGATGAATTAATTCTATGTGTTAAACAAGCTGCATTAGAGGGCAAACCTTTTACACAAACAGGTAAAGCCAATGGCATTGGTCATCATAAAGAAAGACTAACACCAGACCTACAAGAGAAAGGTATAAACCATTTAGAAAAAATGGTGCAAACTTTAATTGATCAAGACAAGATTGTAAAAGCATCAGCGCCTGGAATGAAACCGCGTGTCTGGTTAGATGTTCCTGACGGACCTTTTGCAACGGGACTTGGAGAATTTGAGCCGGGATCGTAATATGAATGTAAAATATATCATAACAATTGAAATAGAGATGAAAGAAAAAACTCCTGATTGGAGTAAATGGAAAGATGTAGAAATTATTGGTATGGATCCTCCGAAGATTTTTAACATTAAGAGTTTCAATATTACTCATTTAGTTAAAAATTTAGAAAGAATATGTAAAAAATACTTAATGAAGGGAGATAAGGCCGAATTTAATGTAGATGTAAGCGAAATTAGCCTAAAAGACGATTTAAACTGATTACAGACGATTTAGGTGTTTTGGGACTTGTAGTATATACTAACTGCTTAAAACGAAAGAGAAGCGATTTATGGAAGAAAATTTATTAAAATGGGATGGTTTCAATTCAGCAATCATCGGTATAGGTGAAAGATCCGGGTTCCCGGATGTTATTGTCTATGATTATTATAGAATGGTCGGAATCTACATGGAAGACAGAGGAGCAAGTCAAGAAGAGGCGGAAGATTTTATCGACATCAATATTGTCGGTCATAATATAGGAGAGCGTACTCCTGTTATCATCAAAACCGGTCCAGAGGGAATAGATCACCCGGAAGATACGCAGCTGGACATTAACTTTGAAATGGAGAATTAAATGAACATTGTTTATACAATACGAAATTTTTTATGTTTCCGTTGGTTATGGAAAGAGAATAAAGACACAAAAATTTTAAAAAGCGTTATGCACAATTGGGATCTGTTTGGTGACAAGATGGAATTGAGCTTACCTGAATTTGCAAAACGCATGGAGGCTCTGAGGATCCAATATTATGGCAAGCCACGCGACATACCGCATGAATTTGACGATGATGTAAACTAAGCAAACTAGACATCTTTCTCAAATGTGTGTAATTTTGCATGGGTGAGTAAGAAGAGAAAAACGAACCAAAAACAATTGGGCCGCATGGGCGAATTGTTGGCTGCCCTAGAGCTAGAGGGAATGGGGTACGAAACCTCCCTTGTAGACGCCCCCGGCTACGACCTTATTGTCAATTACAATGACAGACCATTACGGATCCAAGTAAAGAGCGGCCATCCTTTTGCGAAGAACGCAACATCAAAAACAAAACGCTATACATATCAAACGAATGTGGGTGCGGAAAAGCGCCCGCTAGGGCGCGCGAGTGCGGATATATTATGTGTAGTAGCATCAGATCTTAGAAAATGTTTGTTTATAATCGTTCCAAAGAAGGGATTTGCTACAAGCTTAAAGATGTATCCGTCTGCTTTTAAAGAAGATAATGTAATGCAAGAGTCTTGGGAAAAGTGTTTAAAAAAATTGGCCCCTAGTAGAGAGGAAACTAGGGACCGTTGTGGCTGCAATCGTGGTTAGGTTTAATGTTATTTAAAGGGAGTTAAAAAACATTAGATGAGTCCTTCGTCCACTTAATACTAGATGTAGTTTAATACGCAGTGTTCGTCAAGATGTTGATTGTGCAATAATGCTTAAAAATGTCACAATACCTAGCATCATAACTAAATAAAATTCAAGAAATGTCATATTCGCCCTCCTTTTCTGTTTCAATAGCTCTCTTCTTTCTTGTGCCGCAAGAAATAGAAAAATCTTTTGACAAAAGACTGGCCTCTACGCCAACACTGGATAGGTGAAAAAATGCAGATATAACCGCACTCAATATGTTAATCCTAAGTGAGCGATAGTGTAATTTACTCGAAAAGAGCCTTCCTCAAAATAACCTCCTATTATCTACTAGAGGGGGTAAAGGCTTCAAAAGATGAGAAAGCGGCTTGAGCTATCTTCTTGGCTGTATCAAAATTATCAAAACTTAACTGTACCTTGTTAGCCTTTCCGCTTTCTATCTCCAGAACTGTTGGTAAAGAATGATAGAACCTCATTGTATCTTCTTTTGCCGGTATTATGACCGTTACCTTTATTTGTCCTGCCTCCTTGGTCCATTGTAATCCGTCTTTTACCTGGTCTTCAATGTAACCTAGTTCCTCTAATGTTTTGTGTACTTGCGTACTCATATGCATAATCTCCTCGCTTTTTTTTGTAATTTCTATATTGACTTTAACTTTTTTTTCCTTTATTCGCGCGCGATGCAGAAGACATAGAAACGGCTATTTTCCACGATTCCATAGTTCTTTTATTACATCTTGGACACGAATTAGTTTGTAATTTTTTACATAAATCACAGGCCATTTTTTTCTAATTGCTCTCTTCTTTCATTAGCAACGACTAAAGCATTCCCGGCCTGATTAATTAATTGAATTAAAATATCAAGATCCATAGGAATTTTTATACAATCTTTATTAGCATTACTAACTATTAAATATTCGCTATTAATGCTGACAAATTTCATTTCATCCATACCTTCAAGATCCATCGTATTCCTCCTCTGCAATTTGATTTTCTACAAAAGATTCAGCATCTTCAAGTGTAGCTTTAGGGTTTTTCTTTCTGTATTCTTCCACACGGCGATCAAACTGTATTTGCTGTTGTTCGATTACCCAATCTGTAAATTTAACGCTCATTTCTTCTCTCCCTTACTTCTAAAAATATAACCAATGACACTAATATCAGCATAAACCAAAAGACTGTTTCAATGACAAACCAATTATAATTATAAATAAATTCATCATATGACTCTGCTATTTGTTCCTCATCTACAGTAAAATTATTAAGTTTATTTATTAGAGAATGTATCCAATCTATCACAGCCCGGCTCCTCTACATATAATGATATTGGATCCCCATCACTATTGTATCCAGGACCAATATAAACCGGGACACAATCTTTTTCTTCTTCCTCTTCAGCAGCCAATAAAATAAGGTTAGATGCAACTACCCACATCGCTATCTTTTCCCATGACTGAGCGCGAGCATTACTAGATAAAATAATTATCATACTAAAAAAGATTAGTGCGATAATGCTTTTCCACCACCAATCATTCATGATTTTCTTCCTCCAAAAACTGCACACACTCTTGTATTTTCTCGTTTTTTTCTCTTGCTGCTTTAACATCTCCTATAACAATAATAAATGCCATAACAACAAGACCAACAAAATACATGCTTAATTTTTCATACCATGTAAATAACGGTTCTCTTTTCATTTTTATTTCCCCCATACTTTTGTTTTTTTTCCACCATCATACTCAACAGCGTGGCCCTCACTGATAAGGATCTTACAAATATCCTGATCATCTTCTGTATATGGTATCGCTAATATTCTGCCATACTTTCCCACGCCAAATGATTTAATTTTTAATTTTTTTCCGCATAACTCTTTTAATCGTGCGGACGCTTTTTTACCTAATGCCTTTTCAACTAAATTTCTGGTTCGCGATTCTGGTGTATCAATACCTTTTAAACGGCATCGTTGTTTGGTTAACTTAATATGAAAACCAAGATCAATAGTAACATCTATAGTATCACCATCAACTACCCTTTCTAATTCAGCACGATATATATGTGTTTCAACTTTTTCTTTTTTCATCTTTACCTCCTAAAGCTTTCTTTTTCTTTGTTTTTATTTCCCCGTATTCTTTTAATATAATAAAACCTATTTCATCATGAAGATTTCTAAATTTTATTGTAAAAATATCATAATTTTTTTTCATAATATTTTTTAATGTTCTTTCTGTTGTTCTTCTGTATTTAATTAATTCCGCTTTAGTTTTAAATTTACAAACAAGACATTCATCTTCATCTAATTTTTTAATATCACGATAATATTTATAGTATTTACTGTTCATACCAAACACACTTGTATCTCTTATTTTTTTTATTTCAGCTTTCATCTTTATCTCCCAATAATTTTTTGAATTTTTCTGTAGATTGACCATTATTTTTAGTCCACCTTTTTCTTGACGCAAGCCTTCTTAAATTTCTTGCTGTTAATCTATCTTCATCTTGAGCTTGGTTCATTGCGTCTATAAAACCTGCCCCGGATTTAGTAACTCTTTTTTTACTCATCTTTTTCCCTCAATTGTTTTAAGTTTTTATCTGTAAATACGCGTAGCAACGCATCAACAGCATCGTTTTTATTTTTGAAAACATCCCTCTCCATTTCGACAAGGAAGGCTACAAAGTCTTTTCCTAACTGTATTAAATCTTTTTGATTGTGATGTGAGCGCAGCTCAACTGCTATCTTTTGAAACACTTCATTTGTTTCATCATCGTTTTTATATGTATTTTCTGACTCTACATTTACATTTATATGTGATGGAAATCCCATTTTTTTCTCCCTTTTTTGCAGACAAAAGCCCTTACCCCTCTAAATACTCTTCGCTATGTTGCAGCGAATTACTCGTCCATCACAACATCATATGGTAGTGTTTTGCTCTTCCTTATAACTTCCGGGGAATGAGCAACCCATTCCATAGACTGTGATGTTAAAGGGCTACGCTCTTTGATGACTGAATTTAATTGCAGTTCCGGATCATACCCAAATGGTCCTTCATTCGCTATCGAAACATGGATCCAATGAATAAAATCTTTCTTAGTCATCCTTTCTTCAGGACTCCAAGGCAAGTCAATTTTATCAGGATGCGGTGTTCCAAAATGTGCGCATCGTGCAATAGGCCACCATGATGGAATAAAAAAATCTTTACTAACACTTGCAGTGTGCTTGTAACCATTTTGATACTCATTACGCTCCAAAACAAACTCCGTTGGAAGCGATTCACCAAGATCGTGTTTAACATTTAAAGCCTGCATTTATACTCCTTATGTAAACCAATTAAGTATAATATCTTTTATTATTTGGTTGAAGTCAAGTAAATAAAAAAATCCGTTTACTTTAAAAATAGGGTAAAATGGTTCATAAAACATGGTTCATATGTATGAACGACAGCTATCTATGAACCATTTTTCCTTGTAAGTGTTTGTTTTACTTAAATAAAAAAAATGAAATGGTTCATGGTTCATAAAGCCTTTCTATGAACCGTTTACACTAGTTAAGTTATTGAAAAATATATATAATAATTTTTTTTGCAATCGTTCATGGTTCATGTATATATATATATAGTGGGGCGTATGAACCGCCCCCACATATAAAGTAAATAAAAAAGGAGAAGGCATGAAAGGGAGTAGTAAATCAGATATGAATGCAGTGATCGAGGATCCACAATCTCCTCAGTCACAGTTAACGATGCAGCAACAAAAATTTGTGGATCTTTATTGTTCGGCTGAGGATCTGTCGCAGACGGAGGCGGCCCGGAGGGCCGGGTATAAGTATCCGGCACTATCAGGTCATCAACTACTAAGAAAGCCCCATGTGGTCGCCTGTATTGACGAGAAGAGGAGGGAAATCGGGCATAAGTATCGTATCACTCCTGAAAGAAAAGCTCGGGATCTAATTAATATTCAACACAAAGCTCAAGAAGAAGGAAAATACATAGCCGCCTTAAAGGCCATTGAACTACAAGTTAAGCTTGCGGGACTTGATATCAAAAAATCCATAAACATTACCGGGAAGATAGATATCGACTCCATGACTGAAGAAGATATCAAGAAAGAACTAATGAATTTAGCTAAGGAAGCTGAAAGAAATACAGTAGATCTCCCCCCGGAAAGCTTTGTTGAAGTAATCGAACCTGAAGAATCAGACTAAATTATCTGCCAAAGGCATTGGATCAGGACTATTATTGTCGGGATATGTATAAAATAATGCATTGTTAGACCAAGTAAAAAACAGTAAAAGACAATTATCTTTTATACTATCCACCAGGAAAATCAATGCGACAATGTGGGATTTTACATTATATTTTCAAAAAAATGTTCAATAACTTTAATTGTAAATCCGTTCCCAATCATTTTATATCTTTGTGTGTTAGATACTCCCTCAGTATAGTTATCTGGAAGTGTCTGGAGCCGTTCACATTCTAATGGTGTAAGTTTGCGCCATGAAACTTCTTTATCATTAACCCACATATTTCCATTAGAGCTGTTGGTTCTTAATGTTGTAGATTTATCTCCCGTTATTGTCTTTTTATTATAAGGATCAACAAACTCTGCATCGGGATTAGGAACATATTTTTTTACTGATAATTTAGAGATTGGTATCTTATTCCCTAAATTAACTGCCACTTTCGGTTCGGTATTACCACCACCATGAGCATTAACTGTCGGTGATTTACCAACTTCTGAATAAATTCTTTTTAAAGAATCATGTCCATTTACATCGGCGGCTACAGCTACTTGTTTCGGTGTTTTATATGTTTCTAAATATGGAGCATCAGTCGGTTCTTTGTGATATCCGGCAATAACTGTTCCTATCTTTTCATCTTTAGCTGTATAAAAACGGCCTTTTCCTCTTTTAGTATTTAATACTCTATCTTTCTTTTGGTCGCTAATTTCATGTTTAGGATCGGGATGTGTTTCTAATATATCTTTTAAAACAATTCCCAAATCATCGGGCTGTTCTTGTTTTAATGGAATGTTCGTCCAATATAATCTTTTTCTGTTTTGTGCTGATACAAGAGATGAATTTATTTCAATCGGTTCAATACCAAATAAACTACCACTAACGCATTCAGGATAAATTTTACCTATTGCATTATTAATTACTTCTTGATGCTCCTTTTTCATTTTTACATTTTCTAATAAAAAATATTTAGGTTTTAATTCTTCAAGTAATCTAATAAATTCAAAAAACAATACGGATCGTTCATCTTCAAATGCTAATCGTTTCCCGGCAAATGAAAAACCTTGGCAAGGACTACCCGCAGTTAATAAATCAATATCATGTATAAAATCTTCTCCTTTAATTTCCTTAACATCTCCAAGATGAATTGTATTCGGGAAATTCTTTCGGGTTATCTGAATGGCATATTTATCTATCTCACTCGCATAATATTTATAAACGGGTATGCCTAAATTTTTTAAAGCAATTTGTGTTCCGCTACATCCATCAAATAAACTGCAAACTACAATGCCTTTTGTCATTTCTGCTCCATAATTAATCTTTTAACAAACTCTAACCCAGTCTTAAAACCTACATTATAGTCATCACTTTCTTCGGGATTTGTTTTATTAACTGAATGAATTATTTCGGGAGATACTAAATTTTGTTTATATAATTTTTCTATCTCCACATCTATTTTTGTTATCACTCTCATTGATTTTTTTCTTCCTCTCAAATTACTTTCAGAACTCATTTTTAGCTCGCTTAATTTCATCACGTTTTTTTTCACACTTATTTACTATCTCTCTCGCCAATCTTGGTTCTTGCCAATGTTTATTCCATGTCGGTTTGCACTGCTCTTCTTCCCAATCGGGCTGTGCAACACTTGTTTTTAAAGCCCATATAACTTGATCTAATTGATCAGCGCTTAAATGTATGTTCTTTTTAACCATGTTTAATTTTCCTCCTAAGTTTTTTTGCTTTCATATTCTCTCTTTTAATTAGTTTATTGGCCTCCGACTGCATTGTGAATATTTCATACTTCGTTCCTCTAAATTTTGTGTGATCGGGTTCAACTCTTCGATGCGATAAAATTTTCCCTTTATCTTTGTTAGTTTTACCTGGCAATAATCTCTTACCCATAATTTTCCTCCTTATAATTTTCATAATCTTGAATAGTAAATTCAATATATCCCTCTTCAACATCTAATATTGTTTCATATACACAATTAGTAAGTTCAGAATTTTTTAAATGATAAAAAATTATTTCATCATTAGGTTTAAGTTTTTGTAGTGTTTCTATTAAATTTTTAACTTGCATTATTCATCTCTTCCCTTTGCTCTTTTGCTCTTTTTAATTCTTCTAACACCCCATTAATTTCTTCAATCGTTTTTAATTCATATCTATCTTCGGGTGAAACGGGAGAATTATTATATTCATCTTTTAATGATACTTTTAATTCTTTAAGACAATTAGTAGCTATTTCTAACTCATCCATTATTCTTCTCCTTTATCAATTTTTGTAAATGTATCTGCATCATAGGTTCTTTTGTTCTGATAATCATCATAGATACGATCATCATCCTCGTGATCTCCATTGACAACCATATCTACTATCTCTTCATCAGTTAAATGATCATCAACCTCAATCTCAGGATACCATGTTTCATGTCTTGAAATTTTTAGCTTAACTTTTTTCTTAGCCATTATTCCTCTCCTATTAATTGATTACCACTTCCCATACATTTATCACATTCAATCATATTTTCTTCTCTTTGATAGATGCTTTCTAAAGAGTATTTTCCTTTACCCTCACAATAATCACATTTTTCCATTATTCATCTCCCTCTTTAATTTCTTCTACTCTCGAAAATGTCCAAAATGGTGTGCCAAAAATATTTTTTACAATTGGCTCAAACTCACTCCCGTCAATTCTTCCGCCCTTATCGATAGCATCATCTTCGTTCTCTGCATCAACCACAACATAATAATCTGTGTTCTCATTAACTATGTATTTATATTTTTTAGCCATTATTAATCTCCTCTACTTAAAACGGGTAATACACCCTCTTCATTACTTAAATAAATTGCTCCACCATCATTTCCCTCATCATCCATAAAGGGAATTGCATAACTCCTATCATCAAATTCAAGAATTATGGGGACTCTATTACTGCCTAACCTTTCTCCGCCAAAAAATTTAATCATTTCTCTTTCGGTTAAATATCTAGCCATAGCAATTTTTTTACCTCTAAAAAAATCAAATGCCTTTCCATTCCAATATCTTCTTAGGTTTTTTTTACTTTTCATTATTACTCTCCCTTTCTTGATTATGTTTCCAACCACTCCACAAACCCAGATCTTGCCAGGCCAGATGCACTGCTCCCTCTACATCCCAAATATCGTGATAGTCTTCAAAAAAATACTCTTCAGGTTCACTAACATGAGATACTGCATAAGAGTAATTGGCTATGAATGAACTATTAACATAATTATCTACAACATCTCTTTGAAATTTATCAAAAGCATCTGCGCTCTCTTCTTCACTATTATAAGCATTCCAATCAGGTTTCGGGATATCATGCTCCCATTCATGTTTAGTGACAGTAACAATAAATTTTTCTGTTACTCCATCTATCGTATCATCCATTGTTATGGATGCTGAATCTTTAAAAAGTAATTTAAACTTTAATAATTTTATTTTCATATCGTCTTTTGATAGAAAACTTGGAAAAGAAAATCCAATATTTATGTTGTTATTAATCATTATTACTCTCCCTCTCAATAAAATCTGCTACACAAATATCTTGCATGGCATTATTCAAACAAGTATCAACTCCCCATTGAGTTTTAAAATCTTCCCAAACTGATTTTCCCGTATCTTGTAAGGTTACTCGATAGCCATGCGTTCCGTATTCATTTTCACATTGGAACAATTCATCGGGATCATCAAATTTGTCTATATCTATTGACGGTTCTTGTTTATAAATATCTATAATAAAAATATTTTCAGATGAATTTTTAAAAATTTTTTGTTTAACTAATTGCATTACTCTCCTCCTTACATTCGGGACAAGGTATCTCCCTCATTTCGTTATATTCACATACACCACCCGATCTATAAATGATGCCCGTATTGTCACAAATTTCACATTTTTTAATCATTACTCTTCTCCCATTAATGAGTCTATAAATTCAGGATTGTTTTCTTTTAATTCTTGAATGCGATCATAATCAATGCTCGCTTTCCTTAGTGGGATGGATCGATTATATCCATCCGTAACCGTTTGACCTGGCTCATCTTTAAATTTTAAAATGCCACTCTCAATAAAGGTATCAACAAAGTATCTGCCATATGATCCCTCTAATTGAAGAAATCTTCCTTTTTCATATGTTTCTAATGCTTGCTCATATATATTTTTTTCAGTCATTATTTTTTTACCTCTCTTAAATCTTCGTGATCTGTCCCCTCTGCAAGAAAAGAAACATCATGATTTGGTTTAAGCTCAAAAAGTTTTATAGTCCCGTCATCATTTAAAAGCTCATTACCATCTTCATCTTTTTTGTAAAATTGTAAATTCCACACACATATATCAAATTCAACCACGATCTTTTACCTTTCTTTTTTCTAAGACTACTCCACCGCCCGCATCTTCTAATGATCTTGGGTAATCTCTTGATCCCTCTTCTACAATTTCAAAACTATTAAAGTTTTTTAATGCTTTCATTCCTCTTATAAATCCTACTAAACCCTCAAGAGTAGAAAACCTATACCAATCTTCATGCATTACTTCATGAATGCCATCGTCAAACTCTTCCTCTCCGAATTTAACATGAAGATGATATTGTTTTTTGTCTTCGGTATTCGCTAAATAAGTTTTTATTTGATGCTTAAATAGTTTTTTAATAAATTCGGGATTCGGGTTTTTTGTATTCTCTTCGTTATCTTGTAAAAAAGTTTGCAAAGTAAAAATTAATCTTGATTCATAATATGATGGATCATTTTTAATTGATTTTTCTTTCTGTTCTTCGGTATCCCTTAGTATTGGTAATTCGGTGTTCATTGGTTCGCCTTTCCTTTCATAATTAATCGACCTGGTTCTGATAATATTATTTTTAAATTGTGTCTTCGGGCTATTTTTTTATGGTGTTCTTGCCAATCAAAGCTTATGCCCTCGCGTTTAAGATATTTCATAATGTTATTATTCATTCTTTTAACCTTTCATTTTTAAAATTTGTTTAGCTAGTAATATGTTTTTTTTATCTTCGGGACTGTTTAAAAACATATTTAACGGGCTATTCATTATTACCACCCATTTTTTTAATTCTGTTTTACTTAAACTTTTTAGCCATTCTTCCATGTTTTTAACCTCTCTTTTTAGTGTAATTTATACGCGATATTTTCAACTGATTTATCCCAGCATTTCCGACATACTCCGCACTTGCCCGCGTTCTCATATGCTTTGCACGGGTGCGCGTTCTTTGGTAATTCTTGCGCGGTTCCATAAATTGTTGATTTATATAAACCGTTAATTGTTTCCGTTTCTTGAATGTTGGTTAAATCTAACCCGCCCGTGATGCTATCACTTGAAAACCTAACCACTACATTTTCAAGATCATTCATTTTATCAAGAATAGGTTTAATCTTTTTCAATTTATAACTGCGCGTTGGTATCCAATGGTTACAATGCGGGGTGTTCTTGCAAATGTTATATATTTTTTCCGCTAATTGTGGGTGATAAATATCACCACTATCAAACCACCGAAAAAATCTCTCATTTAAATTTATATAATTTGTCATATCTTCGGTGAACTCTTCGCGTTGCCATGCTTTGAAATTGTCCGCCCTTGCTTTCTTCACATTTTCAAAATTGTAAGTGTGCTTGTTTGCATAACAACCCGCGCACGCTGTAACCAATTCGCCGTTGGCATTCCTGGCTCCTGGACAAGTTTGGATAGCTTGCAAGCTCCATGATCCGCACGGCATTTTGGAAGTTTTACTAATATTTATATAATTTTTTAAAATCATTTTTTAACCCTTATATTTTTTTTCTTGTAAACCATATTATAGGAATTTGAGAAGAAAAACAAGAAAACAACCAAAAAAACTTATATTATTTGCTTTAACTGAAAAATAAGGTTTTTTTTAAAATCTCTTATATTATTTTATATAATTAAAACCCGCGTTTTTTTATAAATAAACTAAAGGCGGGCAAGCCCGCCCGCCGTCCCCATATAAACGGGGTTCGGGTTCTTCGGTTCATGGTTCGGGTTTAAGTTTGTGAACTAAAACTTTTTAGCGTTAGGGTTCGGGTATTGTCCAGGAGCGCGCGCCCGCGCGCCCGTTCGGGTTCGGGTTTTGGTTTAAGTTTGAACTTGAACTAAAACTGTTTAGCGTTGGGGTTAGGGTTAGCGATCCACAAGAGAGGCCATAAAAAAGCGGGATCCGTTCGGGGTTCGGGTTCGGGTTCGGGTTCGGGGCGCCCGCGCCCACCAATATGCAATATGTTAGGGTTAGGGTTAGAGTTTATTTTTTTGAATGTTGCAGCGGACATAAAAAAAGGGGAGCAGATTTCTCCGCCCCCCCTAGCTAGAGGAATAAGGAATAACCCCTAACTATTGTAAGTAGATAGCTATCTCAAAACCTAGCGCGGTCATGAGAAGAGCAATCAAAATCGTATAGTAAATGTGTTCACTCATTTTTCTAATTCCTCCCTTTAAAATAGTAACCAAGCAATGCCAAATATCAGAACAATTACACATAAACTTTTCTGAAATTTTGTAGCATCTCTTTTGTTTGATGTTTCAAAACTATCTCCATTAACAATACCCGCACGCGTTAAAACACTTTCAACTTGACCATTCAACTCGTTGAAAATGTCTTGTCCTTTTTCAGTAAAGTTAATGGTGTCATACTCATCCGTATAGATATATTTTTTGTAATTTCCTTTATATCTTTCTTGCATAACCCAATCGGCAATATCAGTAGTAAGCTCGATATATATGTCGGATGATAGTGGAATTTTATCTTTACTCGCCATGCTTTCCTCCCACTATTTGATTGGGAGTTAATCTCCCATAATTTCTTTGAACTCTTTTGTCATAGAAATCAGTAACCGCTAGTAGCGACATTAAATTGTACCACTCTGCTCTAAATTTTTGTTTCTCGTTTTCTGGAAAGTATTTAATTAAATGTTCCATATCTTCGATAGCTTTAGGCGTTACCTTTTTAAATTTGTCCATGTATCGCATGGCTGCTTTGTATTCATCTCTTAATTTAGTCATTGTAAAAAATGGGTGGAGTTATTAGCTCCACCCTTCTCCCTTATATTTTATCTGTGTATGATTTATCTTCTTTTATGAATTGGTTGACATGGAAAAGTTTAGAGCGTTCTTGTAAAGTCTTTTGGACTTCTTTTGCTCTTGTAATTTCTTCTTCACTTAATTCGTTATAAGTGTCCATATCCTCGATAGCTCCACAAACTCCGAGAAGTTTTCCAAAACTATCCTCTAGCATTTGTGATAACTTTTCACGATTTTCTGTGTCGCACTTGCCATAAGCATAATGTAATTTTTCAATTGCGTCCGCTAATGGTTGGCATCGCGTTCTAGAAATTCCATAATGTCTATTGAAATATCTAGCAAGCAATGTTTTGCAATACGAATCATTCTGTTGATGAAAAGTGGTAGCGTCTTTTATTTTATTGACTTCCGCTTCCATAAAGTCTTGAGCTGATTTTGTCATCTTGCTCTCCTTATATTTGTCAGGAAATTATGTCCCCGACTTCTTTGTAAACCTTACTACAATATATGGTATATGTAAACTAAATTATTTAATTTATTTACTTGATTCTAAGGAGCGTTGTGTTGTTGTGATGCGGTGCGTCTTACCTTGTAAACCAAATAGGGCTGTATGAGTCCCTATTCGAGCGAGAGGCATGCTCTATGCGGAAGCGGCACGGGACGGGGGGGGATTCTACTCAGAAGGCGATGGGGTTAGTAGTCCTTCTGAGTAGTGTTTTTGTCAAATAATAACAGAATTTTGACAAAAAGCCGGTCTGGTATGTAAACTAGGTACCCTAGAGATTTTGGTGGAAAAAGGATAAAGTTCTTGCCACCCCTAAAAAAATAATGTTACTTATGAATTGTATAGTATCTTAATCGGAAGGATAATAAATTTATGCCAGCTCCATTAGCACCCGCAGCAATATCAGCAATAGTAAGAATGCTTGCAAAACAAGGTATAAAAGTTACTAGCCAACAAGCAGCAAAAATTGCCGCTACACGTCCAGACATAGTAAAAGCATCTACCATGCAAGGCATGAACCAAAGCGCACTGCGCATGGTTCTCAGCAATCCTCACATGAAAGCTATGTTAACAGGTCTTGGAGCTATACCAGTTGGTACAGCTGCTTTGTATCACAACATGACTAAAGAAAATGAAGAGCCTACATTAGAGGGGCCTATCACTGAAGAAGAGTTAATAGACACTAGTAAATATGGATTTCCTAGAATGACAGACGAAGAGATGAGAAAAGAAGCTATAAGAAGAAGGGCTAATAAAGGAATAGAATCTCTTGAGGGATACGCTGGCGGTGGCCGTGTACGAAGAAGAGTCCCGGATATTTATTTTAATAAATATGATGAAGGTGGGGAAGTGTTAACTCACGAAGAAAAGATAAGAAGACTTGATGAAGAATTAAATAGAATGTTGAATGAACCTATAGCGCCATTGGGCGAGCCTGGAGGGTACGGCATTCCACCTATAGATTTAGATGAAGAACCAGATTATGGTCTTGGACCTGAAGGCTTTGGTGAAGGAGAAACACCGGGTTTTGATTATTTTGAAGAATTTGATCCTGATGAAGATTATGGTTCTAATTGGTTTGATTCTTTGCCGGATGAAGAGAAAGAAAGAATAGATAGACAAAACAAACCTTATAGAGATAGAGAAAGAATGCTTAAAGAATACGACGGACCACGCCAAGCGCTCGCACACGGCGGAGCCGTGCGCGGCTACAATATGGGCGGTGCTGTTAATAATTTTAATCCTCCTCAACCTCAAGGTATTGGAACCTTAAACACAGATCCAAGAATGAATTTAGGCAATATGCAAAATAATAATCAACAACAAGCAATGAACATAATGCAAACTACAGCTAATGCGGCAAATTTAAATGCCAACAATCTAAGTAAAGCTCTCGCTGGACAGCAAAGACAAAACCTCCAAGCGTCATCTAATCCTTCCTTAGCACCCACCGCACCTAGCGGGACGATAATTCCCCGCGATAAAAGACGCATGTTTGAGGATAAATTACTCTCTGATAGAAAGAGAGGGCTTTACGCTGGAAAAACAAACGCAAATCGTGTAACAATGCCGGGAACAATGTTTGGATAGAATATGGCAAATGTAGATTTAAGAGATTTTATACAATATGTAAGCGGAGGATTTGCATCCTTACAGGATATTATGAATTTGGCTTCTGATATAGGAATTGATCCTCAAACAGCGATTAGTGTTGTACAGCAGGTTCAACCAAACATGCTCCCAACAAATCCATTCGCTGGTAATTATACTACACCAACACAAGAATATTCTGCACCACGCATTGGTTTTGAAGAGGCAGTAAGTATTTTTGATCCGGCTGAAGATTTAGGACCACTTCCTCTAGATCAAGCACTAGTAACTACATTTGATCCAAATAATAAAGTTGATATGTTTGGAAGAAGTATGGCAAGTGACGATCCGGGGCAAGTTAATTTAGCTGCAACAAAAGTAGCTGATAATGGTGATGGAACATATACACGTTATTATTTTGATTATAATGGCGAAAGATTAGGAGAAAGAATTGTAGGGGCTGGAATAGAAGGTGAAGCAAAACTTTACACACCAGACACTGGTTATTCTACTTTTGTGGATAGTGCGACTAATACGATGTATCCGGGCAGACACTCTACCCAACGAATACATGGAGATCCAGAACGGTTGCTAAATCCTACGGCAACATATGCGATAGACATTCCACCACATTCAGATCCAAAAGAGTTAGATCGCCCTCGCCCTCACATAGAGCAAACAATAGAGCCAACACCGCCAACACCGACAACTTTATCTCTTACTGATACTATTACAGATAATATTTCTACCGCTACGGGCGGAGGTTTAGGTGGTTCACCTGTTGTTGAAAAAGATAGTGTAAATGTAACAGAAACCGTTTCACCAACCACATTTGATACTGGTAATATGGTTGTGGATATGGGTGATGCTTTATCTGTTGTTAACAGTCCATTTACAAATCAAGCTGACAGAACTGCCGCACAAGATTACATAAGCGGTATAGTTAGCAATATAAGAATGCCATTTTAAGGAGACAATGATGAAAAATATGATGATCGTTTTTGTTGTAAGTATGTTTTGCATTTCCTGTTCTTCAAGTAATATTTCTGTAACAGCTAATATTCCTGAAACACAAGAAGTAGATATTCATATTAAAACAAAAGACAAACAAACAAATTAGGAGAGTATGATGGAATTATTAAAAGTAGTGAAAGATTTTATTCTTTCTATTCCTTCCAGAGTTGATATCACTTCGCCTGTTACTTGGGCTGGTATTGGTATCGGAGTTATTGGTTTGTTAATGGTAATCTTAGGCAATGTTGCTTTAGGGTTATTAACAATAATAGCTGGAAGTTTAGCATTATTCATAATCGAAAAAAATAAATCTAACTAGAGTTAATTATGCTATCACTTTTCGGCAGTTTACTCGGCTTCGGAACTTCTTTTCTCCCCACCCTTTTGGGATTTTTCGAGCAAGGGCAGAAAAATAAGCACGAGTTAAGGCTTCTCGATGCGAAGGCCAAGCACGCAGAAGTTCTCAGTAAGTTAAAAATTGATGAATTAGATGCACAAGCTGATGTATCGGAATCCGAAAATCTTTACAAACATGCAGCGGAAATAGCACGAAGTAATAAATCTTCTTTTATTTCTGCTTTACAGGCGTCCGTTCGTCCTGTAGTAACATACTTCTTCTTTATTTTATTTGCGACAATTAAAGGATTAGCTGTCTATGTCGCGGTTCAAGAAGGAGAAGATGTATCTCAAGCTATATTAAGTAGCTGGGACGAGGAGACAAAAATTTTATTTTCAACCGTCATTTCATTTTGGTTTGGCCAACGTGGAATGCGCAAAATTAGAGAGGCAATGAATGGCAAAAGCTAAAACAAAAAAAACTACTAAAAAAGCACCAGCGAGAAAAAGAGCTAGGACATCTAAAGGCAGATTTGTAGCCGATGATCCATCTACTCCTGGGAATGAAGCTTATGTATCCGAGAAACAACCTTTTAATAATAAATGGTTAGTTCCTATTTTAGTAATTGGATTAATAGTAGCAATATTCGTAATACAAGGTTAACGGAGTGATGTCTCAACCAGATTGGGGCAAACTAGCGGAGGGGCTTTCTGGCGAGGAAGCTCGCCGCGCTCTACAACTTAAAAAGAAACTTACTCAACTAGAGGAAAGAAGACAAAAGCAAGATACTTTTATTCCTTTTGTTAAACATATGTGGCCTGATTTTATTGAAGGCGAACATCATAAAGTATTTGCTAAACAGTTAGAAAAAGTTTCTCAAGGTAAGTCCAAAAGACTTATTGTGAATATGCCACCCCGACACACGAAGTCTGAATTTGCTAGTGTGTTTTTTCCGGCATGGATGATGGGAAGAAATCCTAAATTAAAAATTATTCAAGCTACACATACAACGGAACTTGCCACAGGCTTTGGTCGTAAATGTAAAGCTCTTGTGCATAGTCCACAATTTCGTGAAGTTTTTCCTGAAGTAAAAATATCTCCAGAGAGTCAAGCAGCTGGTCGATGGAATACTGTAGACGGCGGAGAGTATTTTGCTGCGGGTGTTGGAGCCGCGATCACGGGACGGGGCGCGGACTTACTTGTTATTGATGATCCACATTCTGAGCAAGATGCATTAAGTTCTACTTCGTTTGAAGCATGTTATGAATGGTATACTTCTGGTCCACGACAAAGATTACAACCCGGAGGATCTATTGTTATTGTTATGACGCGCTGGTCAACAAAAGATTTGACAGCTGAAGTTTTAAAAATGCAATCACGAAAAGGAGCAGATCAATGGGAAGTTATAGAGTTCCCGGCTATCTTTGAAGATGATAAAGTGTTGTGGCCTGGATTCTGGACACGCGATGAACTAGAAGGTGTTAAAGCTTCTTTACCAGTGTCCAAATGGTCAGCACAGTGGTTACAACAACCAACAAGTGAAGAGGCATCTATCTTAAAAAGAGAATGGTGGAAAGTTTGGGAGAGAGAAGATCCTCCTCATTGTGAATATATTATTCAATCTTATGATACTGCATTTTTAAAATCTGAGCGTGCTGATTACAGTGCAATTACGACATGGGGTGTTTTTTATCCTACAGAAGATGATGGTCCTAATATAATATTATTAAACAGTGAGAAAGGACGATGGGAATTTCCTACATTAAAACGCAAAGCGCATGAGCATTATATTGACTATGATCCTGATATGGTGTTAATTGAAGCTAAGGCGTCTGGTTTGCCTTTAACACAAGAGCTAAGGAATATGGGAATACCCGTTGTTAACTTTACTCCAGGTGGTAGAAGATCAGGACAAGACAAAGTTGCAAGGGCTAATGCCTCTGCTCCAATGTTTGAGTCTGGTCTTGTTTGGCATCCAGATACAGACTGGGCTGATGAATTAGTCGAGGAATGTGCATCTTTTCCGAATGGTGATCATGATGACTTGGTAGATTCAACAACTCAGGCTATATTACGCTTTAGAGAAGGAGGTTTTATTCGTTATCCTGAAGATGAAATGGATGAAGAATCACCTCCATCACAACGCATTTATTATTAAGTAAAGGAGTATAAAATGCCAAGAGTCGGAAAAAAACATTTTTCTTATGATGAAGAAGGATACGAAAAAGCAAGAGCTGAAGCAGACAGAACTGGTAAGCCAATGATTACGGGTTATGCTGGTGGAGGTTCTGTTGAAGATCTTTTGGACGAAGGTTCAAGATTAGTATCTGATGCTGACAGAAGAAGAATCGCTAGAGAATATGATAGAGATTCAAAAGCTGCTAATAGAGATTTTACTTACGACCGAGCTAGTTATATTGAAGATATGACTAAAGGATCCGGAAGAAAGTTTTCTGAAGGTGGATCTGTCTACAAAAAAGAAAAAACAGTTAAGCAACCAAAATCTGCTGGTGGTAAAAGCACCATGAGAGGTATGGGAGCTGCAACTAGAGGTGGTAAATTTTCTGGAGTATTCTAGAAAATGGACATTGAAGATTTTTTAGATAAAGATAAAATAACTTTAGAAGAAGTTGTATCTAGAGTTATTTGTTTTAATAATGTAAAAGATAGATGTAAGTGTTTATCACCCTTAGATTGTAAAGATCATGGGGATTATAATATGTCGGCTTTATCGACAATACTTTTACTGCAAAATGTTCGATATGAGGCAGTAAAAAAATCGGAGATTAATTAATGGCTTCAGCAGAGAGACCTTTTGGCCCCGGCGGAGAAGAAGAAACCGCTCTAGAAATAGAGCAACTTCCAGCTAATGGGCAAGTACCTACAGACCTTTTAGAAGTTATTGAATCAGGTTCTTTTGAAACTGAAGATGGTGGTATAGAGTTTGGTCAACAAGAAGTTATTCAAGAAATGAATACAGTTCCATTTGATGCTAATTTAGCTGATTATATGGAAGAAGACCAACTTCAAAACATATCTAATGATTTGTTAGGTGGTATAGAAGAAGATAAATCTTCACGAAAAGGTTGGGAAGAGGCTTATGAAAAAGGTATTAAATTACTTGGAACTTTAGATTCAGAAAGGTCAGAACCATTTGAGGGTGCCTCGAATGTTATTCATCCTATGTTAGCGGAAAGTGCTACTAAGTTTCAGGCTATGGCATATAAAGAATTATTACCGCCAGGCGGTCCAGTACGAACAATGATTATGGGAGATTCTAATCCTGAAGTAGATGCTCAAGCAGATCGTGTTCAAGAATTTATGAATTATCAAATCACTTATGAAATGGAAGAATATGATCCTGAAATGGACCAGTTGCTTTACTACCTTCCATTAAGTGGTTCAGCTTTTAAAAAAGTTTATTACGATCCAACAATGGCAAGACCATGCGCTCGTTTTGTGCATGCTGAAAAATTAATTGTTCCTTACAACACTACTGATTTATTGTCTGCTTCACGCATAACACATCAACTTAGTATGAATGGTAACGATGTTCGTAAAATGCAATTATCTGGTGTTTATAGAGATGTAGATTTGCAAAGCGGTGGTTATGTTAGCACTAGCGAAGTTGAAGAAGAAATAGCAAAACAAGAAGGAATAGAAAGAACATCATTTGATAATGATGTTTTTGATCTTTATGAAGTTCATACATTATTAGATTTAGAAGGTTTTGAAGACTCTAGTAATGGCGAGGTAACAGGTATTAAAGTTCCTTACATAGTTACCCTTGATGCTGTTAACGGTAAAGTTTTATCTATTAGAAGAAATTATGCTGAAAGCGATCCTTTAAAAAAGCCAAGACAATATTTTGTTCATTATAAATTTTTACCCGGATTAGGTTTTTATGGTTTTGGATTACCGCACATTATTGGTGGTGTTTCCCGTTCAGCAACTTCTATTCTCCGACAATTAATTGACGCTGGAACATTAGCAAATTTACCAGCTGGTTTTAAAGCTAGAGGTATTCGTATTCGCGATGACGATGTTCCTTTGCAGCCGGGAGAATTTAGAGATGTAGATGCTCCTGGAGGTTCATTGCAAAATTCATTGATCCCTCTCCCTTTCAAAGAGCCTTCAGGAACTTTGTTTAATTTATTAAAACTTTTAGAAGATAGTGGTAAAAATTTTGCGGCTATTGCAGATCATCCTTATCAACAAATGGATAAGAATGCTCCAGTCGGAACAACATTAGCAAATCTTGAACACGGAACCCGTGTTATGTCTGCTATCCATAAAAGATTACATTATGCACAAAAAGTAGAATTTAAACTACTAGGTGTTTTGTTTAGAGATTATTTACCACCCTCTTATCCTTACATGGTAAATAATGGTCAAGCGGAAGTAAAACAAACTGACTTTGATGACAGAGTTGATATTCTTCCAGTTAGCGATCCTAATATTCATTCATTGGCACAGCGTATAGCTGTAGCACAAACTGAACTACAAATAGTTCAATCCAATCCTCAAATTCATGGACCTACTGGGCTATGGGAAGCGTACCGTAGAATGTACGAAGCCATAGGCGTAAAGAATGTGGAGCAGATCCTGCCTCCTCCTCAACAACCTCAACCGACCGATCCAGCACTCGAAAATGCTGCGGCATTGCAAGGCGGTCAATTGCAGGCTTTTGCTCCACAAGACCATGATGCTCACATAAAGGCACATACTGCTGCATTAGCTACACCTACTATTGCAACGAATCCACAAGTAGCGTCTGCTTTACAAGCTCATATCTATCAGCACTTCTCATTTAAAGCGAAAGCTATCGCTTTAGCAGAATTGCAAAATAGTCCTGAATATCAACAATTAATGCAACAGTTTGGAGGTCAAATACCTCCTGAGCAACAACAAGCCTTACAAGAAAAATTAGAAGAAGAAGCAGCACTTGATATTGCTGAAATGACAGAATTATTTACTCAAACTGTCGAACAAGATTTACAAATAGATCCACTTGTTCAATTAAGACAAAAAGAGCTAGAGTTAAAAGAAATGGATCAAGAACGAAAAGGGCAAGAATTTCAACAACGTTTACTACATGACATAAGATCTGATGATGCTGATATTCAGGTTGATAAAGAAAGATTGCGATTGCAAGAAAAAAACATTGACGAAAGAACAGAAATTGCTCAAGAAAGAATAGACGTTCAAAGAGAAAAACAACGATAGAGAGGTCGGAGATGATTTATTATGTTACCAAGAGCATTTTGGCGCGACTTATCTGTAATTGTACTATCACTAATAGTTGTTAGTTCTATTGTTATAGCTGAAGACAGCAACATAACAAATACGACTACGACTACATCTACTGTTACAAGTAATAATACCAACACCAATAATAATACGAATGTCAATCAAAGCACTAGCACTAGCACAAATACTAATTTTAATACCAACAACACCACAATTTCTCAGACCAACAATTCGACATCGAACAATACAAATGTGAACACATCAACGGTGACGAGTACGATTAATCAAACACAAAATGTTAACAACACTTCTTTGATAACTAACAACTCTACATCAGAAAATACCAACTTGAATACCAATAATTCAACAAGTGTTTCAACAAATACTAACAACAATAATAATGTTAGTTCATCAACTTCTGATGTCACAACTAACAACCAGAATGTAAATCAAAATACATCAACAAATGTGAACACAAATAACTCTACAAGCCAAAGTTC